TTACCTCCCATTTTTTCTGCATCTTTAAGACTAATAGGTTTAGGCTTTATTGATTCTTCATATTGTTTTTGTCCAATTTTCTTTTTTTCTTCAATTTGAGCTCTTTGTTCTTCTGGAGATAATTCTTCAAATTTTTCAAGTTCTATATCTTGCTTATCTTTTTCTCCAGTAAATTCACCCTCATCATCAAATTCTTGTCCCATAGCATCTTCAAATTCTTGCTTTTCTAATTCACCTATAGTTGTATAAGCGGCTGCATATTGTCTTCCTGACCATTTCTCGTAATTATCTATACGTTTATCTCTTTCAGTTATTAATGTTTTTAAAACAGCTTTTCTTTCTGATTCTGTAGCATCTCCAAAACTAAACCCTTCAAATTCAGTTCCCGTAAATATATCTGCTTCTTCCAGTAAATCATCAATTATAGTTTCATCATCAAATTTTTGTATTATTTCATCATATTCTTCTATTCCACTTCCAATTTCTCTTAGCCTATCATCTCTTTTTTGAATGAAATTAGCTCTATCGCCTGAAATAATTAACTGTGCTTCTTCTGCGGTAATAGCCTCATCTCCTATAAGAGCTTCAAGGGTATTATTTAATCTATTTTTATATTGATTCATTTGAGTTTGAATATTGGCATCATCAATGCCTTTTCCTCTTTTAAATCCTAATTTACTTCCAGATTCTAATGTATTTGATATTGTTTCAATCCTTGCATATTCATCAGATACCCATTGCATGACACTTTCATATTTAGGTTTACCTTCCTCATCAACTTGACTTTTGACCCATTTAGGAAGATTTTCAAAATCTGAACCTTGCCTTAAAAAATCAGCATCATTAACTATTCCTTGTGCTTGGTCAACAACATTTGAATATTGAGTTATTTGAGCACCTCTATCTTGAAGAACATTACCAATTAAATCATAATATACATTAGTATCTTCATATTCAGAAGCACTAGACTTTTGAGCTTCCCATTGATTTTTTATATTGGTGAGAGAATCTACATTTGTAGCATACTTAGATAATTCAAGTATACTTTGTAATGAAGAATTTATATCATCTTTTTTTCTTTGAGTTCTATTTTGTGAATGTTGTGCTAATTGCAGTAATTGTGCGAGTGCATCATCAGACGACCCACTTGTTTTAAATTTTAAACCCATATTATATTCCTATGTAAATGATTGAGCTGTCGCTTGCCATTGATTAATAATGTCTTGAATAGTTCCAAGTGATTGTGTTTTAGCTCCCATTGACTGAGTTAATACATCTTGCATTCCTTTACCATATACATCTTTTGCTTGTTGTTGTTGCATTGTAGCTCCACCTGACCCTGCAAAACCTCCATAAGCCCTCTTTGCCTCTTGTCCACTTTGTGCTGCTATTAATTGAGGAACTAGACTTTGTTGCTTTTGTTGAAATATAGGTGAAAATGCTCCCATAGAAGCACTTTTTAAAAGAGCTGGATTCAATGTCTGAAACATTTGAGGCGTAAGAAATTCACTAATTTGGCCTGTATCTAATCCTACCGCCTGTCCAGACTGCTGCATTATTTGTTCAGATGTTAATCCACCTAATCCCCCACTAAGTTGGTCTTGTGTAAATCCCATACTTTGTAACTGTGCTAATAATTGTTGTATACTCATAAATTCTCCTTATCTAAAAATAACTTCGTGGGTCAAATTCCATATCACCACCACCTTCACTAAACATTTGCAGTAACAATGGTAATGCTTGTAAATTCTCTGTTCCTTCTCCAGCTTCGCTAATCAAATCCATTAGCCAATCTCCTTCTCCTCCAAATAAAGTTTTAAATGGAGTTGCTTCAGTAGTACCAAATAAAGATGGGCCTTTCCCCTCTCCTCCAACTAATTCTCTTAATATATCACCTTCTCCCCAATCTCCCTTAGATAATATTTCTGTTCCATATTTACTTAAAGTAGTTGGGTCTACGGTTGGTTGAAATGCTCCCTTAACCTTCTCTCCAATTCCTTTTGCCATTTTACCTGTTGCCATTGAAGTTGCAAGCGATGTTAATCCTGTTTTTAATGGGTCAATATCACCAGCTAAGCTTTTAACATCTTTCATGAATGATTTTGTTGGGTCTCCAAGATATGTTCCTTTATATTTTGCGAATTTAGGGTCTTTCATCAGTTTATTTAATGCTTTCTTTTGAGCACCTGCTTGTCCTGCTCCTGAAATTCCTCCTAAAATTCCTGATGCTAGAGTCCCAACTCCAGGAATAAAACCTAAAGCTTTACTAAGATTACCAAGGTTTTTAAAAAAACCTCCTTTTTTGGAAGCTTTTTCCATTTCAGCTTCCATTAATGCTTGAAGCTCTTCCATTTGAGACTTCTTCTCTTTTTCTACTATAAATTCTTTTTGTTGAGATTCAGATTGAGCCAGTGCTCGTTGTTGTTCAGGTGTTGAATAAGCCTGTGCAGCTGCTAACATTTGTCCAAAGTTTGACATCTATATTACTCCTTTTATCATAAAATCCTTCTATTAAATATATTACAAATTATCGTCATATACAAATCTCTATAATCCATCTTCAATTGTAGCTGGTAATGCTGTTGCTTTAAGAACAAATGGATGATATGCTATATTATGTGGTAATCTCAAACCATATGCTAAATATGCAGTCTTTGTAGAACCTGATGTTGAAAAACCTATATAAAATGTATTTGATGAACCTACAGATGCTAATTGAGCGGCTTCCAATACGAATTTAAATGTAATTACATGGTCATCAATTTCATCATCTGAAAATACTATACCTACATTATCATATTCAAATTGTTCTCCAACTTTATTATAGGTTGAATTGTCACTCAATCCCACAGAAATTCTTGTATCTGTACTTGATATATTCATTACACAAGTACCTTCAATTTCAACTTTTTCACTAGGTGGTGTTTTAAATGTAACTTCATGTGATGCATCTTCTACTGTCATAGAATTTTGTATTTCAAAAGTTACTTCACCTCCACTACCAGCTACATCACCTTCTAATCTTGTATACCCAAGTATCATACCTGCATAGGCACTATTTGCTACACTAAATTCAGTACCATTATTTTTCGCTATATAATTACCATCTGCTGGGTCGAATATTATAGAACCATCAATATCTAATGTTAAATGTGCGGTAGCTCCTCCTGCATCAAGAGTTGTAATAGTTGTAGCTCCATTAGCATATACACCAATATTAAAGTAATCATCAGTTGAAGCTCCTCCATTTTCAAATATTTTTAAATGTGTAGCAGAATGGTGAATATCAAAGTATCCAAAAAGTGTTCCTGCATTTTTTAATTTTATGCCTGTACCTGAAGCACATACTGCATCTAAAAATATATCTCCATCAGCATCTAATGTTAAATCAGAATCAGTAGTACCATCTCCAACTGTTGCTATAGTTAAATCTCCTGTGTCAGCAACGGCTAATGTAGCATAATCATTTGCATTATATTCTAATTTTAATTGAGTTCCTTCCTTTGATATAGTAAGTGCTCCTGCCATTGTATCATCTGCATCATTGGTTACATGATTAGTAACTTTAGGGCCTCCACATACACCTGCACTACTTGTAAGAGTTCCTGTTACTACTACATTACCACTTGAATCCATTTCAAAATCACTTGGGTCAGCTATAGTTGAACCTGAATTGATTTTAAATAAATCTGAATCAGAATCATCAAGTCCTATTGTATATTTAGTACTTCCTCCAATTTGTAAATGAATTTTTGGGTCTCCAGATGAAACATCTACAGTTAAATTTCCACCATCTACAACAGCATCTCCAGTAACATTTAAATCATTTCCTACTGTAACATCTCCAGTTTTTGTCATAGTCAAAACATTTTGAAAATTAGTTCCAGTACTTGTTGATGGATTTACTAATGTTGCTCCTTCAAAATAATTTAATTTGAATTTATCTGAATCACTCCCATCCATACCATGAGCCCAATGTACATTAGAGCTTGGAGTATCATGTCTATATATATATCTAACAAATGGGTCTGCATTTGTATCTGCTACTTCTAAATCTAAACTAGAATTTCCACCATCACTATCAGTATTAACATTTAATATTCTTACTCTTCCAGCAGAAATATCATTACTATTAAAATCAAATAAAAATGAACCAGTTCCACCTACAGAAGTGGTAATATTATTATTAGAATATAAAGTAATTTGAGAAGATGATGAAGCTCCAGTTTGTAAAGTTAAAGGTGTACTCTTTAAAGAAGATAATACAGCCTTATTAACTCCATCACCTACTTTAATAATTGGTTGAGTATTTGTAGTAATACTAGCTGTTTTCCCACTATATGTAGTTGTTGTGACAGATTCTGATTGAAGACTTAAAGAAAGACCACCTTTTCCTTTAATCTTTCGTGTAGTTATTTCATCAAATATATGTGTATCGAATTTATTTCTTGGATTGAATTTCTCGGATATTTTCCACTCACTTTTATCTTTTATACAAAGATATGTACCTTTACCTTTAATGGATACAATTTGCATATCTCCATCATGTCCATCTTCTTTTTTAGGGAAATGATTAAGAGGTTTTTTCTTGGATACTTTTGTATGTAATAATCTATCTGACATTTTTGGTTCTATATATTACAGATATATCATTAATCATAAAACCAGAGGGAACTCCATTATCATCATTATCTACATTAGACCTTTTCTTTGTTTCAAATTTAAGTTTAAAAGAATCAATATTATTAATGGATGTAGAAGGTTTTAATTGTGCAACAATCCAATCTCCTGTTGATATTGTTACTGTAACTCCTGAACTATGTGCGAAATTGGGAGAACCTGTAGCTTGATTTAAAAGATTATAATTCCTATCTACTGTTATCGTAGTACCACTTATGGATTTAACAAGCATTTGTTCTTCTCCTATTTTAAGAACATATCCTACTTTAATATTAGAAGCAGATGTAACGCTAACTGTGTTCGATGTTGAACTTGTTGCAGAAGAAGTAGTAGTTGTTGTTTCTGAATCAGTGCTTATAAGTCCTTTTGTTCCATAATTATCACTTTTTGTTTCACTAAATTCTGTCCAAGTATTTGTTCCATTAATAGCATAATATACCCCGACATTAGATGATTCATATAAATCTTGTTTTTGCATAACCTTTTTCATCTTATTGCTTTCTATATGTGTTGATTTAAAGGTAACATATACTTTATGTATTTTCTTTTTAACTGATGGTATTCCAAAATCATAATCTTTAGTTATAATTCTAAAATCTCTATGTACAGAATTAGGAGTTGTATTATCTTCAAATCCTGATAAATCTAAATTTCCTGATGTATGTTTAGGATTATCATCCCATTTTAAAATATTATTTGAAGGTTTCATTAAAAATATAGAATCTCCATTTTCATCATATGCAAAATTAGTAACCATATTATTTGCAGGAGCTAATCTTAATCTTCCATCTATATTATCAATCATATTAAAACTTCCATCCCATGTTTCAAGAAATGATGTTATATTTGTCCAAGATTGTGTTTTTATATCATATTCATATCCTAATTGTCTTAAATATTGTTTATTTATAGACCAGTCAAAACTATCATCATATGGATTAGCAAAATTATGACCTTCATTTTCTTCAATATTTTCCAAAGAATCAGTTGCACCATATACAATAAGTTTATCCTCTTTTTTAAGATAATGGATAGTTGGGCCATATCTTTCATCAATTTCCCAAGAAGATTCAGAATCTTTCCATTTTTTATAAGCAAGTTTTTTATCTGTTAAATTATTAATTTTTTGTCCATCATATAAATAGCATCCTCTTTCATTAATCCAGGCTATGCCATAAGGAGTTTTTGTTATTTGTGATTCTTGTGATATGCCTACATTTTCAACAGTATCTTGTAAATACTCATAATCTTCTGATGTACTTATTATAAATAATTTATCTTTTTTAAATTGAAGCAGTCTATCCTTATAAAACTGTAATGATATTATTTCATCACCATCATTAATAGCTACATCAATAAAATTGGTAGAAGGCAATAATGGAATTTTTCCAATTGGAGATTTAAGCATTCTATCAGGATAATGAACCCCATCTTGATATATATTCCCTGCATATAAAGTACTATTTGCAATAACAGCTGTTTTAAATGTTGCTTTCATTTTATTTACATCTAATGCGTTTTCAATTAAAACTCCTGCTTCAGATTCGTAACTATCAATTTCATTTGGAAGAAGTAAATCTTTAGATGGTATAGTATATTGAATAACATGAGCATCTGTAAATCCAATATATTCATAAGTTGAAGTTGAAGATTTTATAGTTCTTTTTTTACAATCGATAACAAATTGAAGATTGTAATTATCATTCCGTTTTGATTTAACATATCCTTTTATAAATTTATTTTGATTAAATGTACTATTTGAAGGATTTACCATAAGGTCAATTCTTGGAGCTTTAGTAACATCATCATTTATAAATGCTGATGACTCCGAACCAAAAGCTGATTCTACTCCATCTTGATTAACAGATGTTAATACAAAAGTCCATGTGTCATCCCATCCATCCGCTTCTCCTTCTGTTGGAGTTTCAAAAGTAGTATTTAATTGTACATGATTTATATCAGTATTAGAAAATGTAGTAGAAAGAGATGCAGCAAAAGTGCTTTTATATGATTGTACTTCAATCTTTCTAATTTCCCAATATTCAGATAAAATTCCCTTTGGATAATAAAGTCTATATGGTGTCCCCCCAGTGTACATATATTCTGAAAATGGTTCAGTATCTCCATTTGTATTAGTAAATGTTCTAAATCCAAGATTAGAGAATGCTAAATTAGATTTTATAATTGGTTCAAATCGTAATTGAAGATTTACTCCAACAGCATCATCGGCATTAGCGAGAATATTAGTTGAACCATTTGTTGTCTCTTCATAAGGAATTTCTATAGTAATATTACCATACTCAGAACTTAAATCCGTCTGACGTCTATGATGATGTCTTCTTGAAGTCATATTACGTTCTCCACTGGTATATGGCCACCCATCGATAACTTCCCAATCTGGAGCATATCCCACATATTCACCTGGAGAATCATCTGGAATATAACTATGCAATGTATGTGTTTGTCCAACATTTAAATCCTGAGGATTTATTTTCACCGAGCCAAGTTCTTTTATATGTCCAGCATCTCCAGGTCTTGCATACCCTGTAGAAGTTTCTACTGTTTCACTAACAACATCAAGATATACTGTCATTTCAGGGACATATGAATTTTCTATTTCGTTGCCTGGAGCTATCCATACATTATGGGCTAATTCTATAGATACTCTTGCAATTCTAGTACCTGATGTTAATTTATCTGTTCCAGTTCCTACCATACTGTCATTGTCAATTGTAATATATTTAGCGTAAGGAGCTTTTGGGTCTCCTTTCCAATTACCATCATCTTCATCATATGTGAATTTATTACTAACATCATGTTCAAGTGTATTTAAATTTCCATTATAGTCATTCATTACTTCCTGTCTTGAACTTAATCCATCGCTATATAAATCTAATGTAGAATTAGCAAAAACACTAGATACTGCGGCTATAAATCTATCATTATTTGTATTTTCATTTAAATAAAACCCCATAGCTTCAAATATACTTTCATCTAATCCACTTAAATTTGCTTCTTGTGTTGAAACATTTATATCAGGGCCACTAAAATTAATAGTTTCTAACTTAATAGCTGAACTTTTATTATCATAATTACTAAGTGAATATAAATTTGTATCATAAAAATTTTCATCACAAAAATATACTTTTTTGCTTCCTTTTATAAAATAGAAATTACTTTTATTGCTCAAAGTTGGAAGATTGATATAAGAATTTTTAATATATGCATTATCATTTGGATTATAACTATATAAATCTAAACCAGTTATATTATTATTATAATATTGAGATATTATATTTAAACCTTTTTGATTTAAATTATATCCACTTTTAGTTACTTTTTCACCAGTATTAAGTTCATATAAATCAAATTTATGAACAATTATATTATTAACTCCTGTTTGATTTACTCCTCCCCATATACCTGCTTCAAAAGTTAAAGTCCATTGATTTGATTCTTCAGAATCAGTTAGAAAATCTGATGTATTAAATGTTTTTCTATAAGTTCTAAATTTATTGTAATAAGTATCTTCAAGAGTATTGCCAACCATATAACTAGACGACATTGTAGTTCCATCACGTTCATTTCCCCACGAATTTGGGAATTGATAAAATAGTAAAATATTTTGAAACCATTCTTCACCAATAGGAGCAACTATGTTCATATCTGGTAATTCTAATACAGCTTTTCTTAAATTAAATCCAGTAAAATATGCACATCTATTAGCCGCATCTGCGGCTGTTCTAGCTACTCCAACTTCTATTCTTATATTAGAACATCCAGATGGAACAACAAATGTAATGGGATGAATTTGACCTTGAGGAACACCAGATTGAGTCTGGGATATATGCCACCATGAATTATCATCTGCCCCAGTAACAGTTCTTTCTGTTCCTGCAATTGCGGCTCCATTAGTAGCATCATAAATTCTTACATTTGCTGTAGTGCTTGTTCCTCTACTAACTAAACAATCAAATTTATATTTAACTCCAGCTGTAACTCCTATATTACTTGAATATGCATAATTATTAGCATCCCAAGCAGAACTTGTACTTCCATCTGCATTTGTAATTTTTAATGCATAACCATTTGTAACAGCTGTATCTGCTGTTGTTGCTCCTACAAGTGAATTAAATGCTTTTCTAGCATTATGGTCTGCAGCATTAGAATATGTAGTAAAAAATGACATAGTAACCGCTGTACTTGCGGTAGCATTATTTGTCATTGTAAATTGAGTATCACTATTTTTTATCGATACATATGTATTATCAGGAACTCCAGCACCAGTAACATGCATACCTACAAGTATATTTGCATTTTCTGGATGGTCAACAACAGCGTTACCTGATGTTGGGTCACATGATGCTTGTGTAAAATTCGTTAAATTAACCCTTTCAACTTTATGTGCAGCTAAATCACTTGCAGCTGTCCATGAACCATCTCCATGTGTAGCTGAAGACCATGTCAATGACGCAGCAGTTCCTGAACCATTACCAACAACTGCAGTTGGAGAGTCTATAAGATTTCCTATATTGTCATTAAGAAGAGCAGTATGGCTAGCTTCTGATGTAGAATTTACATCTTCTGGCCAAAAGTATTTACCAAGAACAGTATTAAATAATCTTATTCTTGGAGGAAGATTTGAACCTAAATAAAACCAAGGTTTTTCGCTTACAACTCTTAATTCAATAGCATATTCTTGATTTGGCTTAAGAATAATATTATTCATTGTTAAACTTCCATGATTGTAATTAACAGCAGCGGAATATGTATCGTAATTTATTGCTGCAAAATTAGAGTTTTCCTCTTGATTTGTTGCAGTAAAACTTGATATACTGGCAGTATTAGTTTTTGTTACATTCGCTCCAAACTCCCATGTTCCATCACCATCAACATCAACAACTCCCCATGCATCAGTAGCATTATCATTAGTTGAACTAGGTTCTAAATATGAATTTATAGTTGATATAGGAAGAGCTGAATAATCCGAAAGATATGAAAATAATCCTTTTCCTGGAGAAGAAAGAACACTATTAATAGGGTGTCCTATATCAATATTTTCTTTTAATTCAAGTCCTCCAGAAACACGTATTATTCCTTGTTCATCAACGGCGGCATTATCAAGTATTTGAAATTCATTTTCTTGTAAATCACGTGGGTCTGAATAAGAATTAACTCCTCCAGAAAAATTCTTTATTTGCAATACATCTTTTTTAGGCATTCTATATTAATTACTTCTTGATTTTATCTACAATAGGCTTTATTACCATATCCCAAATTAAATCATCTTTTTTTGATGGACTCAATTTAATAGCTTTTTCAAGAACATATAGTCCAAGTAAAAACCATTCCCAGTTTGCTGTAATAAATGATAACATATTATTTCTCCTTTTTTAATATTGCGACATCTTTTTCAAGTTCTTCTATATACTTACCCTGTAAATCTACTTTTTTTTGAAGTTGTTTCATTTGTATATCAAGTTCGTTATCTTCTTCAACATACTTACGTAAATTTTTTATTTCTCTAGCTTTCATAATTTTCTTGAGAGCTACATCTATTAATTTTTTAGCTACAAATGCTTGTATCATCC